GTGATATTGCCGAGAGTGGGATCAGTCCCTACCACCACATACTCGATACCTAAATATCGACCAGTGATTTCATTGGGAAGAACGACCACGGCCATCTGTTTGCCAGCAACCAGGGCAGCTAAGGGTATAACTTGCGTCACAATCTTAGTGCCTAGAGCGGTAGTGGCACCGGTTGAAATACTGATATCCAATGACGTTAGCGTATTAAACGCAGTAGTCACCTGTATCAGAATCGGAATACCAGCGCCTTTACCAACGTCCTGATTTAGTGAAGTCTTAGCATCAAATGGCGTGCCAGGAACCCCCAAATCAATAACGTTAGTTGAGTCTGCTGTCGCTGTAATTGCTTGATCATCTGAAAATAACTGTTGGGCTGAAAAGATCATGTTACTAAATCCTCTGTGTTGATGATTGCATCAGTTTCACGGATAGGAATACCACGATAAGTTAGTATTTCTTCGCCTTGAATTTCTTTAGGCGTGAGGCGTATAAAGCTATCTGAGGCACCCGCATTAGAGCTTAATGCATCAAGTGACTCCATAACATCACGATTACAATAGATTGCAAGGTTTCCACCTGGAATCCTACGACTTTGCAACTGCCAATATGCTTTACGCATAAGGTCAAACAAAGCGACTGAACCAGCGGCCATCAAAGAAACGTCAATGTTGGCAATACGAGAAACATAGCGCCAATCTTTAAGCGCAAGACCAACATGCCAGGTGAACTTCTCTTCCATGCCATAGTAGGCATTGCCGGAACCATCAAGAAGACGTTGCATTCCCATATCTTCTCGCTGTACGCCAGCTTGGGTGCCTTTAGGATAAAGCAGGTGAGTTTGATTGTCGCCCCAACCAACAAACCAGATAGAAGTGTTATCAGTGCTTACACCGCCGCCTGGAATAATCTGATTGCCGTTTGTTGCAGCCAAGTCATTAAATCGCGGAGCAAGGCCCATGAACTCTTCAGGATCAGAGGCAGTATTGCCATAGAAAATCTTGGTAGCAACTTCTTGATTCATCGCCTCAAGATATGCCGTTGCTTCACTCAGTCGAACAGCGCCCTCATTAGTTGACAAATCCAACAGCCGCTTGTCGATGGTGCTTAGACCTTCAACAAATCCTGTGGTGTCTTCCACTTGCGCTTGACGCCCTTTGCTATTCGGAATGCCCTGATAGAGCTTACCCCAAGCAACTGACGGTAACCCTGAGCGTACAGTGTGCAGATGCGTAGTGCCTTTATTACACTCGACCGCAATAGCATCCTTCAGGATTGGGTTCATTTCATTCAGAATTTCAATGATCGGGATATACTGACCATTGCCATCCTGCTGTTTGTAGATGTCGATCAAATCGACAAATGTATTTCCAATAGTAGACATATGCTACCTCAAGTTAGTTAAGCTGATTTTTTAGGGTACAGAATTGAAACGTGATCTTTCTTGGCCGCTGAAGGGTTCCCATTACCTGGAACGTCCTCTTTGGTTAGCTCTCCCACGCGAGTCATAAAGCGAATAACCTCTGGATGATTCCCCAGCCCTGTATCCGACAATATTTCAGATAATCCAGGTGTACCAAACTTTTCAATAGCAGTACGCGCTAAGCCTACGCTCTCGTCAAACTTGTCACCCCCAAACTCTTTATCACTGGCTGATTGTTCCCGCCAGTCGTTCTTCATCTGATCAAAAGCTTCAACCTGCCCCGTTGAACCCGCCTGGACTAACCCCGCATGAAGGTCAACGAACTTCTGAGCTTGTTCTTGGCTTAAGCCTGCATCCTTAAATAAAGATGTAGCCTCGCCTAAAACCGTCTCATCAATTGTCGAGCCTTCAGGAACGTTAAAATCGGCATAGGTGTCTTGAGTTACAGTCTTACCGTTATCATCAGTATCACCGGTGGCATCTTCGCCATTGGTGCTATCTTCTCCTGTAGATTTATCATCTTCAGGTTTTGAAGTCTGTTCGGTCAAAGTGCTTTCTTGACCTTGATCAGTTGCATCACCTTCTGTTTGTACCGCTGTTACTTGTGGCTCATCACTCATAGAATGTGCTCCTGTATCATTTTAATGTAGTTTTCCGGTGCAGCTTGTTTAATCTCGCTTTCTACAAATAGCCCGTTAGACCGTCTACCTGCATTATAACTATGTATAGCTTGGCTTTCGTTAAACGTCTCGTTGAATGTGCCTGCATGTTGCAATATTCGGTACATGAACGACCGACCATCTTTCTTGCTCATGATATCTTGTATCGCCATCAATTCCAAATTTCGAGCGTTTTGTGAGTCTTTGCTCATAAAATTCCCGCGTTCTGTGCAGCTTTGCCCAATACGTTATCTTCATTCATGTCTGTTTCTGACATGGTTTTAGCTGTATCTGCTAATTGCTGCCCTTGTAATTGCGCCGCTGCTTTTGCTTGAGCTTGCTTCTCAGCCTCAACAAGTGCGCTTGCCTGGTCATCGCTACGTATGATTTTTGGATTGACTCCCAATGCCTCTGCATAATCATCTATAGCCTGAAGAGAATCTATCTTGTGTCTAGCTTCAGGCCATATTGCAGTAAGATTGCCAGCAAATTGACTTACTCTTTCTAAGCTTCCAGTTGCAACAAGTCGCTGCGCCTGAGCCAAAACAGAGATATAAGTGGTATTGAGTTCTTGGTCTTGCAGCTCTTCAGGCGGTGTAGGTAATACCCCTGCCTCCTGTAACATTTGAAAAGTTCGATCAATTAAAGGGTCTAGCAATTCAGTATGCAAACGCTCCAACACTGGGCCCAGCATCAGCAGCTTCTCTTCATGCTTCTCTGCAACTTCACGCGCTGTTATCTGTCTTCTGTCACTATTGGCAAGCATCAAGAAAAGATCCTCGTAAAAACCCCTTTTTATTCTGTCTTCTGCTTCCTGAATCTTACGGTCAATCGCTGCCATGTCCGGCCTGAAGTCGTATATGCTTTTCAGCCCGTTACCGGCCTCATCGTTAAAAACAATATCATTAGCACCAACCACTCCGCCCTCTATCTTATTTCTGAGACTTGACGGGCCTTGCAATGGAGGACTGACAACTTTATCTAATGCTTGATAGCTGCGCTTCTCTGCAAGCTGTAATGTTTTCGTGTCACCTAGCACTGTCATGCCTGGGCAATCGGGTGCATAGATATCTTCGCCGGTTAAATCCCATCGCGGGGCTAGTATTGGGAAAGATTTGAACCCCGACTCCCTAAGAAATTTATCTTCATCAGCCCCGTTTCCCCTATCAGCCTCATAATAAACAGATCGAAACTTCATGTCCGTACTTAGCGGACTGTTGCTGTCCCTGTCATCGTTAGGCTCAATCGCATGAACAATCTTAATCCATGACTCAGAGTTGCCTTTATCCCACATATCACGGACTTGATGACTACATTTATCCTTACCAAACTGCTTGATGCATTGCGCTACTGTTATTTCATACTCACGATAGAAGGTATCAACGATGTTCTTTTCATTCGTGCCAAGTACATAGCTACCAACAGTGTAAGGTTTGCACCATATAACGCTGTCGAAGTCCTCAAATATCCCCATGGGGGCCGTACCAAAAACGCCTAGCTCAGAATACAACATATGCAGGGAGTTATAGATATTTGATGCTGCAAACACCCTATACATAATGTTCTGAACTTTATGCAGCCACTCTTTGACTGAAGCGATTTCAGCAAGATCCTCATTCCCCGCGCCAAGCCTAAACCAGGGGCGTGCAGGCGAAGTTATGCCAGCCATCATTCCAGATGCAAGTGTTCGAGCGGAAAGCCTGCTCGTATTGTTGATCTGTCGAGTGTTTCGTTTATGGCCCTTGTTGCGATCAGATGTTAGAAACCGCCCACGATGAGATAAGTGATAATCAGAAAGCTCACGGTAAAGCGGAATGAAAGATGATCGCTCGGACTTTAATGCTTCTAACCGTTTGTTGTAACTGCGAATTGTAGTCATTACAAATCCTCCCGCAATGTAACGGATATATTTATATCTGCCGCTGATCCACTAGCCGTTGAACCAGTAAAAACCAACGTGTCATCAGCTAATATTATTGAAGATAGTTCATCCAGATTAACAATTGTTCCAGCCTGTGTTGTAGTAAAACCACC